CCGCTGGCAAGATTAAGTTAGATGACCAGAACACCTGCTTCGAATTAACATGCTGAAACCAATGACAGCTTTATACTCGCACGCTAACAAGAAAGAAACAGTAGTCTGAATCAAAGAAATTAATGAATCCGATGTAGCCAACCAAAGTCGCGAGACGATGTGGTACTAGACAGGATAAAAGTGGTCAAATGACAACAGCCGCAAAGCACGTCGTCAAATGAGGGAAACTATTGAAAGTTATAAACAAACCCCCAACGAGCGAGAGAAAACCCTCGGCGCGTCGAAGCGAACATAACAAACAAAAGAAAAGTCAATGGGCAGAGTTGCCCCTCCGGTATAACCTACCGATAATATCCGGGGTCTCATCCATGACCAACAATGCAAACAAAACGAAAAGTTGATGGGTAAAGTTGCCCCTCCGGTACCGCCTAACCGATCATATCCGGGGTCTCATCCACAACCAACAATACAAGCAAAGCTAACGCATTAAAGGTGGATTAACATATTGATTAACATCAGTAAGCATTCCTCGCTGAGGAGCAATGCCAGGAAAAGCAGAAGCTACATTACGTGAACCTAATTGTTGAGAGTACCTAGGCAAAGGAGAAGAATCAGAATTTGTAATGCCAGGAACGAAAGGAACACCATTTTGAGCATAAAGAGCTTGCATCCAATCACGTTGTGCATTATAAAAAGTTTGGTCCATAGTTTTTAGTTGCACATTATTAGCAGCAGCACGTTGTGAATTCTTATTAGCAAACAACCCATTCATAAGAGAAGTCAACACATTTCCACCCTGTTGTACACCAGCTGCAGCGGCTCCAGCAGCTTCAGCCATTATGGTGTGTGATACAAGAGGTCGCCTGACCAGTCCTGGTAATCTCGATCAGCTCGGTAAAGAATGCGGTTTCTAAAAGTAACCGTATGTTCCCCTCTGGTAAGTTCAACGAGTGTGTAGGTAACAACGTCAGGCGATGCCTTTGTGAACTCAAGTTTGTACCCG